GTTTTTTTTTCCTCTTTGGCTTCTTGTGAAATTTTTTTTGCTTCCTCTTCGGTATATCCATAAAATTTCACCAAATAACGCCAAAATGCTACATGTCCGGAATTTACATAACTGTACCACGCTATCCTGTCTTCTTCTCTGTTGTATGTAAAATCGCCAAAATCATAATTAACTATATACTGGACATATTTCTTTTTCTTTTCGTTGTAAATCCAATTAGAATCTGGTGCGATGCCGTACAAATCTGCAAATGTATTTAAGGCGTATATAGTGTCATTCAAACAACATTCTAGCTTATCCCGAACGTCCTTGATAAACTGAATTGTCCGGCGGTCGTCCGCTTCCACCTGCGTAGCCGTCACCATACCGGTTTTTTCGTTAAAAACAAAATATCCGTTAGAGAATCCAATCTTATATCCTATCTGGCTTAAAAGAGCATTTATGCCGCTTATACGGGTATCAGTGTTGAGTTGCGGATTGATTTCTTGGTAAAACTCTTTCTCGTCCTGCCCGAACACATTCTTGACAAAGTGCGGTAAGTTCATTTCTTTCCGTCTGTTCTCCATGCCCTGTGGTGACATGGCTGATACAGGTGTACCGCTTGGCATCAGCAGTCTATCATCTACCAGAGCAATTTTCTGTGAATCAAAAATCTCTCCGGCATTACGGCTGTATGCAATGTCGAGGTCTTTTAATTCTTCGATAGCTTCTGCGAATATTGGAAGTCCCAATGGTGTACTAATATCCACATTGTTTGCTTGTGGTGTCCGAAGTACTCCATATAGAGGGCCATCCAGCTTCTCGCCATTTGCTTTGAGAATCGGCGGTGTATCTGCCATGAGGTCAGCCCATTTGGTCTGTTTGAGGTCAATCTTATCGCCGATGCTCTGAGGAGATTTTGATACATAAGCTCTATTGGAAACGTAGTATGGATAAGTTGTCACTCCATCTATTGTAGTCTCAACAAATCTATGATATTCAAGCCTTGTATAGTATTTCCGACCAACAGTATAAGAATCCTTGAATATAATCCCTTTAATCTCCTGATTATCATAATCCACAATCATCGCATCTGCCGGAGTAAATACGTCAAGGCTCTCGCCGTTCGGCTTGATGAAAACCGTTCCGTAAGCGCAAGCATATTCTACCCAGTGCCGGATCTGGAAATATACCTTGTCAATCTGCTCCTGAAGCCATGTTGCCCTTGCGGAACCGTCAATCTGAATGCCGATTGCCAGTGTTGCGAGCCGAGCTGTCTCTGAGCAGACAGATTTTGCAAAATTAATTGTCTTGATATTATTCTTGTCATCTAACCATTCCGGTACGCCCCTGTATATGTTCGCACACCGATTAATCAGTGCTTCCATCTCTGGAAACTCTGCTGCCTGGATATTAAAATCCTCTTCGGCTTGTTTTTTGAATATCATGTTAAACCACCTTTTTAGTGTTGTTATAAGTCCCATTTAATCTACCTTTTAAAATCCATCCATCTTACAGAAGTATCTCGCACAATAATGTCTTCATATTCTACAACTTTTAAGATTTCGTTAATGTCAGATGATCCATATATTTTTAAACCGATGCTTAAGAATTTATTTATTTTATCTGAAAAGTACCTATCTAACATTTTATGCACTGTGCCCCCTTCTCATGGACAATGGACTTGTCGCATACCTGAGAGAATCTATCCAGTGATCGTTACCATCTGGATAATCTGCGATAACTTCTCCATTGCTATCTACTTCATGTTCATAATTGATAATTTCCTTGTATGCTCTCGGCGTTCGTGCCGGATCAATAACCAGTGTTCGACATTGTAACCACTCAAAAGTATATTTGCGGCTTCCCGGTGTAACAATGGCCCTACGTGCTGGAAGCCCTGCATCTCGGAAGTCAATAATACTTTCTTCTTCATCAACTCCGCAAGATATTGAATAATCATCATATCCTTTTTTCTTTATCTGGTTAGCCATTGCTGTATTTCGAATTTTACATCCGCCAAGCTCATCCAGCAGAATAACTTTGTCCTGATTAGGTACATAAGCCACACGGATAAACGCTTTGGGATCCGGATACCATCCCCAGTCTTGTCCCTGATAGACACTTTGATACTTCTGAATTTCTTCGTCTGGAATCGTTCGGATTTCCAACAACTCAAAGATATTTGTACCGAGTCCGACAGGCAATCCAAGATATTCATGCTGATAGGCTCTTGGATTTGTCTTTTTAAGATGCTCCGCATCATCAAGGAATTGTTGACCAAGCCATTCAACAGGAACTGATCTGTAGTCACTCTTATGCCTGTAGCTGTCGTCTCGTGGCTCTTCTACATACACATTCGCCCAGTTACTCCGGCTGATTGGCGGATTGAATGTCTTAAATACAACAAACTTACTGCCGCCTCGAAGGACTGACTGCTGCACTGTACGAATTTCTTCAATGCCCGAAAATTCGTCAAGTTCCTCGAACCAGAGATACTTGAAATATCCCTTGCTTGCTTTAATAGATTTAGTCTTTTTTGCCTTGTCCAGTCCTCTGAATATGATTTTCTGCCCAGTAGGCTTATAAGTGTACTGCATAGGGCTTACACTGGTGTCCCATAGTTCATTGACTCCGAGCGCGTCAATTCCCCATGCTATCTGTTCATAAACGGATTCTCGAAGCGTGTTTCCAACTTTACGGAAAATAACAGCATTTGACATTATGCCGTTCTCTGCGTCCTGCATCATTAGGAAAGGAATCATTACACCTACAAAAGATGACTTCGTGGATCCACGCCCGCCGTACAAATCGTAATATGTGTGTTTCTCATCCAGAATGTCCCAAAAGACTTCGTAGAAAGCAGGAGCTATTATATCTTTCAGACTAATAGAATTATTATCCATCCTGTTTCTCCGGTCTTGGAATATTGTTTATGATTGTGATTCCACAGGAGTCATTCTTGTATGATTCTGCCTTTTCAAAACGCTTCATAAGTTCCCGCCCTGCCGCTATCCTTGTTTCAAGTGAAGCATCAAGGCCGAACTGATCCTTTACTTCGCCCCTTAAAACAGATGAATAGAATCGCTGAATCTCTGCAATATCCGCTATGCGTTCATCGTCAATTTGCTTTTGCCGCTCCTGTATATATGAGGATATAGACGGTTTTGACAGGTTTTCAGTTCCCATTTGTCTTGCTGATTGCTCACTGTATCCAGCCCTCTTAGCCGCTTCTGTGGCATTTCCACATTTTAAAAATTCATCTGCAAACGCTTTCTGTTTAGGCGTTAAGTCCATCTAATCACCCCTGTCTATCCTCATTTTCTGACTGCCTCCCATATTTCTTTTAGACACATGACTACATCATACTGGGATGCAGTTCGGAGTATTTCATAATCACAATCTTTCCATTCGCCACGTTTTGTTAGTCTGAACACTGGTGTTGATATAATTGTTACTGTTATCAATCGCTCCTGCTCATGGCTGTAGAATTGTGATGTTCCGATTTTTACGATTAATCCGGTAGATAATATAGCTTTTTGAAGTTTTCTTGTAACTGCTTTTAAGTTCGCCATATTATCACCTCAATTCAAAAAAATCCCCAGTATAGCAGTTATATACAAATATAATACCACATACTGGGGATTTAGCTCTCTACCACTTTTATAAATTTTTAAGTTTTTTTTAAAGCCTGCCAATCAATTTGGCCAGATGATAATATTCCGCACTGACCTTGCGTTTGTAGCCGTAGAAGTCATTCTCTGTTGCAGGAACCGCCCTGATCTTCTCCATTGTTCGATAGCCGATACTATTGACAATGCTATCATAGATTTGTGATTCGATGCCGGGTGCATATTTGATAGATACTTGTAACAGATTGTATTTATCGCTTTCATTAAGATTCCGCAAGTGGCTTTGTAATGTCGGTATATCATCCGGCGGCACTCCGTAGTCAATCAGTGTTGCCTTTCTCAGCTTCATTTATTTCACCTTCTTCATTCAAGTTCCAGGCACATGGTATGCCTTGAAAACATTCTGGACAGTGTTCGTAGAATCCGCAGCCTTTGCAATCCGCTGGCTGTCCAGTGCAATATTGTTGTAATACGTGGTATGCTGATATAGCAAGGTTTGGCGTTATGTCTGGTGTAGGTTTATCTGACATTTTTTATACCTCCATTCTTCTCAGCATTCTTTCCTGTTTTCGCTCAATCCAATTTTTAATTGAGCAATCTGGAATATTGTAAATCTGTTTCAACATCTCAATACAGATCAGTACGTCTGCGATTTCTTCCGTCATATTGTCTTCATCAAGCTTTCCTCGCTTTGCTTTGCTGATCGCCTGTATCAGCTCCGCGCATTCTTCCATACAGACGGTACTCTGAATTTCTTTCCCGTAATAGGCGATACTTTTTAAGATAATGTTCTGGTCCATACGGTATGGTTCATTTCCTTTTGCTTCTGATCCTAAAAGATAGTCAGTTGTTGTGTGCAACGCATTTGCAATATTTAAAATGACCGGTCCTTTAGGGGTTCGATCTCCACTGATATATCGTGACATGGAAACTTCAGTGACGCCAACTTTGTTGGCAAGTTCTCTTTGCGTTATATTATTTTTATTTAAAAGTGCGACAACTTTTTCTCTGAAGCCATTCATTCTTCATTTCCTCCAATTTCTTCTCAGCTTCTTCCTTTGTACTAAATACAGTTCTTCCAAAATCCGCAAAGCTCTTATACATGTACGTATAATCACTCTCTGCATAAATGTTCCAGATGGTTATGTCTTTTTTCGCTTGTCTAAGAGCCCCATATTCACTTATTGTCTTTACGATCATTGGAAATATTTTATAATCCCCATCATCACATAAACACAATTCCCACACCATATCTCCAACCTTACACGGCAATCTCACAAGCAAGCCCTGCTCTTCTGCTTCTTTATAAGATTTTAGTTCTTCTAACAGCTCTGCGACATCTTTCAGCCAATACGATTCTCCATCTTCAAAACAACATCCATAAGTATCTTGATAATACGGACAACCAACCGCTTTCTTCCCGCTGACATGATCTCTTAAATCCTCGCCAGTTCCACAGACAATGCTTTTATGCTCATCATCCATGTACATGAAGTTTTCGTGGTCTGCATAGCATTCGTCTGCAGCATCCTTGCTGGCAACGCATTTAAGTGCCTTTATCATATCGTCAAGTGTTATCTTTTTCATCTACTTCACCTCTTCCATCTGACTTTCTACAGTATCTGCAAGTAACTTCAACGATTCAATGAATGTATCCGTCAATGTTGTTCTGTCTGGGTATTTAGCGAACGTTCTGACAAGTTTTACTGCATCCTTGATTTTTTCTTCATCTTCGATAATTTCAGATGCTTCATATAATGTCTTTTCAGCATCTCTGTAAGTAACGTCCTTACCGTTGTAAAAATTTAATATGTTTGGAAATGGAATTTCGATAGGATTTAAATGATTTTCTCTCGCCCATATGAATCCCTGAAGCCTTGCTATTTTCAGAACGCTCAAATATTCTTCCTGTGTCTTTACGAACACGCTTTTTCCTGTTAAATTAATCATCAGAATCCCATCCTCCATTAACACTAAGCAGATTTTTAACGTTCTCAATGAAAAGGTAAGTGGGTTTATCTTCTTCTTTGAGCTGTCCGATAAGGTACATAACTCTGAAAAACAGGCTTGAACGGTTTCCTTGAAATCCGGCTTGCTTTCCTGCGACTGAGATATCTTGGCAAGGGAATCCGAAACACCAGCAGTCGGCTTTTGGAATATCTCCGGCATACATTCTCCTAATGTCATTTGCGTACCACTCACCGTTTCTGTATTCATCTTTTAAGATCTCCTTTTGTCTTTGTTTCAGTGTCAGCGTTGACAAATATTGTCGTTGTTCTTCTGTTATCAGGTGCATGGACGTGTAACTTGCTACCGCCCATTTATCAAATTCACAAAATCCGACACAATCATGCCCCGCTGCTTCCATCCCTTTTCTAAATCCGCCTATTCCGGCGAAAAAGTCCAGAAACTTCATTCTTTGTTCCTCCTGTTGTTATCTCTCTTTCTTTCTGGTTTTCATCCACCGCCGGCAAAGCAATCTATGATTAAATCTTTCATTTTCTACTCTCCGGGATTCTTTAATACAATACCTAGTTCTTCTTTAATAGCGTTTACGTAATCAATCCATTCTGCCAGACCGTCATTGATGTAATCAGCAGCCCGGTCAAGTCCATTTCTGAATCTCTGACAGCGCTTCTCGCCAAAACCGAAATCGTCATGCAGAACGGCAATCGACAATATTACGAACGAATCCGCTATAACCTCTTTTATCTTTTCTGACGCTTTATCAAGGTCTTTTACTGCCAGAGAGGTATGTATCCCGGTCGCACCCCGGAACTTGCATTCCTGTTCGAGGGCTTCAATTCCGCCCTGTTTGACAATTCGTCTGGCAAGGTCAAGCCCGTCTTCCCTGCCTCGTTCATATTCACGCATTTTATTCATTGTGTTAGACCTCCACTCTTTTTTAGTTTTCCCACCCAACAGCTCTCCTTATCTTCTGGGTCAGAATGTCAAACTGTAAGAATAATTCCCTGTCCTTACATTTCTTTGCTTTTATGTCACAGTCATAATCATTTATCTGATATTTCCCTTCTAATAGATCACCATTATCCAGATATCTTTGAAATACACCTTTAGAAATCCCGAACCGTTCCAAAATCTCTATTCTGCTCATACTGTCGACGAATGTACCATCTGCTGTAACAATGTCATAAAGTTTCATCTCGTCTCCTTGCTTATCTTCCTTATTCCGTACCCAACCGGAGTATATGCCCTGTCGGTACTGGGATGGTTCGTCTTAAGCAAACCATCATCAACCAGATTATTGATATGTTTCCAGACTGTAGCTCTCCCGGCATCCACCCTTTCAGAAATTTCTGTAACTGACGGTGCATATCCAACCAGTTTGATATAGCTGACGATATACATATATATTTCTTTTCTGAGAGCCTGCCCCTGTTCGTATCTATTTTTCGTGTTGTACATTCTTTCTCACTTCCCTCTGCTTAGAATCTAATAACTTATTAAAAGCAACTAGACAATTCTTAATAAACTGTTTATCATTATTATCAGGGCACATTTCCGCATACTCTCTAAGTTCTATCAGACGATCAGTGGCCTGCTTGGAATATTCGTCTGTAAGTTCAACTGAATAGAAATCTTTTATAGCTTTCCAGAATTCAGTCATGAATTTTTGAATATACGGAATATCCTTTGCTTCTACTTTTATTTTTATCGTCTCCTTTGAATATTGTATACAATATACTGTATACGCTCTATTTAATTTTATTTTATAAATATAATATATTTATATTATTTTAATATAAGTAACCCACAGTAACCGAGATGTAACCGTACTAATTCGTGTAAACCATTGATTTTACAGGTAGGTAACCGAGTAACCGAGTAACCCTGACTTTCTCATATAGGGAAACTTTTATACTCAATATGCACATATAAATACTCGTATATATATACGCAGAATCAAAGGTTACCTAGGTTACTCGGTTACCTTTTGGACGAATTGTTTATCAATCAAACACAATATCGTCCGTAATTTCAAAATTATCATTGCAATTCGCGAATCCTTTTGGAATTTCGTCTACAATTTTCAAGAACACGCATTTAGTGACAATTCCGTCCAGTTTCTTCGCTTTGGTCGGATAACCTCTGCTGTCGGTTTCTACAAGTCCCTTCTTGACAGCCCATGACAAGAATGCCTTTCTGGAGAATCTTCCAATTTTGCACAGATCATCAAACGCTGCACTATAGATTATTGCAGTTGACGTTTTCTCTACCGGGTCATTGTCTATAATTCCCCATCTTTCTGTTTTGATATCTGGGTTATCATCGAATTTAATTCCGTTCATAGCAATCTTGTCAACCACGAACCAGTAAGCACGTTCATTTTCAGACACCATTTCTTTCTCCGTCAGGAGACTCTTTGCTGTCTCAATGTCAATGTACTGGTCATCATGGAATAGCTGATCTGTTGCAATCTTATCTGCTGCCAGAATGATACTCATAGATATACTTTGCTTTTGCATCTTGTCATCGTCCTGTATAAGCCCCTGATAGTGCTTTTGCAGGGCTTTTATATCGTCAATGGACATTTCCTTTACTGCGTTCACAAAGTCGATTCCTGCATATCCGTAGTTCTTTTTAAGGGTATCTGCGGTAAACTGCGGATCATCAAAAATCTTTTCAGAACACTCAACCTCAATAATTCGGTTAATTGCTCCGCCTTGGCTGACATATCCTGCAAGCGGACGCTCACCATTGGTCAGAATGCAGTTCTGCCAGCGGTTCTCACGGTTGACGCCTAGTTCTTTGTTAGAACGACTTTTTCCTTTTCCGGAACACAGGTCATACACTATGCCCTCGAAGTTATCTCTGATTTTGGCAGATACCTTGGAAGTATCATCCAGAATTAATGGAAGATTGTTAAGCATATCAGACTTTGCTTCCAGAGCCACATCTGTTGTCTTGAAGTCTCCTATATATCGTGATTCGCCTGGATTCGCCCAGACGGAAGCTCCTAACATAAGCGTCACGGTCTTGCCACCCTCAGTTTCTCCCCAGAGGTCTACAAAAAATGGAAGGGCACCGACCAGTTTGATCAGAATGCTGGAGAAACTTGCAGCCAACATGATTTTTGGCTCTATTCTTCCAGTAGCGCGAACCTTCTTCACGTGTTCATACCATTCTGTTCTGCTACCACCTACACTGATACTTTCATACAGTTGTCGGAACCTTATATCTCCATCAAATACAATATCCTTGTCATATGGAAGAAAATAATCCCTGATCCACCCGATTTTGCTTGATGAATACTGAATATTAATGTAATCATCATTTGCATTCTCAACATCTGACAGATACCGTACAAGAAACTTCGCATTCTCAGATGTCACTGAAATCCCAAGTGCAGACAAGCCAACGATTTTAGTGGATGATGCAACCATGGTTTTCGGAACAATAACCTCGGACCATTTATTATTTCTCTTATAGATTAGCTTTATCTGTTCTTCTCCGGTCTCCAGATTCTTCATTCGTTCAATCGGAAGAATAGGGTGATAGCAAGCTATAATGTCCGGCGATCCTGGATTTGTATTTGATATTCTGATTCCATCATCATCCGCCACCCAGTTGAGACATTTCATTCTGTCATATTCACAATCAGAGAAATTAGTCCACTGGTCCAGCATAGACAACGTCCTATTGCTTTTCTCTTTCTCAATCATCTGCTTCTGTACTTTTGTGTAAGCTTTAAGCAAATCCTCAAATTTTTTCTTTACGCCAAGCTCCTTGGCTCTGTCCAGAAGAGTCAGTGTAAGACGTGCCTTGTATATCTCGTCTTCCTGGTTGAATATCTCGTCAAATACTTCTTCGTCCAGAATAGAATCCTTCGTGAGCTTGTTTATCATTTCCACTTTTAATCACCTTCTTCCAGTCCTGTTATGAATCCATGGTGATATAGCGCAAGTTGTAACCTATTCCATGCTTCGCACCATCCGTCAGACAACGGTTTCACCCTGTCAAGGATAGCCCGGTAGAAATCTATATCAGACAAGCATTCTTGCAGCTCAACCTTTTTCTTCTGTTCTTCCTTCTGTCGCATTTCCATCTGCTTCTGATGGTGATATATTGCCATTCTGGAAGAGAAATCTGGTTTCTGGTAAGTTCCTCCAAGTATGGTAAAAGCTGTCTTAAAATCGCAATTATCCATGTTCTGAACGAATGTAAATATGTCGCCTGTTGCACCACAACCAAAGCAATAATAGCTGTCTTTGTAGATTTTCATGGATGCAGTACGGTCACCACTATGAAAAGGGCACTTTATAAATCCTGCTCTGTTTGGAACCATGCCATATCTGTTCAGAACGTCCCTCATGCTATTCTGCTGTTTAATTGTTTCTTTATCCATTTGACAGAATCTCCAAAATTCTTTTGCCGGTGTCTTTCTTGTCGCAAAACAGAAATTCAACACCATACTTGCACTGCATCGTGCAGAGAATCTTATATAAGACATCTCCATGCATGACTTTCTGCTCCTGATCTACCCAGATACCATTCTTTTTGACTCTTTTCTTTGCCCGTGGGTTCTCCCACCAGAGGACATCATCCAGCTTCTCAATTCCTTTTCCGTGCTCACACAGGAACACAAGTTTTATCCCTGCTTCGTTTGCCCGGATAATCTCAGCACGGAATCTTTCATGCTGCTGGCACACATTGCCACATAATTCAGAGAGATTTTGCTTTCGGTCAACAACCAGTCGAGGGTTGTCATAATTCATGTAATCCCCGACATAGAGCTTCGACACAAACCATTTTTCCCCTGCTGCATCAAATGCTTTTTTAATGCCATCAATAACCTTCTGATGTTCCCTACTGTCAATTTGTATCATGCGAACGGCATCTCCTCGTCAATTCCATCTGGAATGCTCATAAATCCGTCTGGGTCTGTTTCTGGATGTGGCGTCTCTGACTTCTGCTGACTCTGATTAGAACCTTTGCTTTCACCAAACTCAATTTCTTCCACAACAATGTCCGTTGTGTACACCTTCTGTCCGTCACGATTGGTGTAACTGCCGGTCTGGATTCTCCCGGATAAATCCGCTTTCATTCCTTTAGAAAAATATTTCTCGATAAATTCTGCCGACTTTCCGAAAGCGATACAATTCAAAAAATCTGCTTTCTGATCAGAACCCTCTTTCACAAATCTTCTGTTTACCGCAATAGAAAACCTTGCAATAGATGTTTCATCATTGGTGTACTTGATTTCTGGATCACGTGTAAATCTTCCTGTAAGAATTACTTTATTCATACCGCTACTCCTTTCTGCTTATCATAATCAATCAACATCTTTAGACATTTCTGTCCTTTCTCCTTAGTAAGTGACTTAATGTCATTTACTTTAAACCGAGTCTTGATCTGTTCTAAAAGTTTAGCTTCCGGGTACTTATCAATGATATTTTTAATTGACATAGTAGTTTCGGAACTAATCATCTCGACTTCTTTTGCCGGTTCCGCTTTTTTGTCAGACGAATTTTCACTGTTACTCGAGCAATCATATTTAGTCTTGCTTTCTTTCCAGTAGACATCTGCTCCAATGCCGAGATTCTTGCAAGCTACTGACAGCGCATCCGTTGTGGCCATCTTATAGCATTCGTCAGACACGTAAATTCCGCTTCTTTCTTTTGTTGCTAGTTTACTTCCTCCGGTTCCGGAAATCGGCTGCGACCATTTGCTTTCGTAAAAAACATATAGTTCGATCATCACAAAAGCGCATGTCTCATCATTTATGGTTTCTGTCCATTTATCAACAGTCTTGTAATACCATCCGATTCCACAAGGCCCGAACTGCTCTGTCAGACATTTAATTCGCCACATAGGGTTAATATCTGTAAAACCTTTTAAACGTCCTGCCATAATCGGCTTCTGAGCATCTTTCGGCACTTCTCTAACATGGTTATATAATTCAAGATTTTCCAATATTATTCCTCCTTGTCATAAACCACATGTTTACTGCCCTCGATAATCAACAAACTTGCGATATCCTTCATTGATAAGGTTGATTCATTATAGATTTCAACCAGTGCGTTGTAAGCACCTGTTGATACTTTCACAACCGGGTTATCCTTATCGGTTGCAGGCTGTTTCTTCCTTGCCGGAATACGGATTTCAAATTCACTCACTGATACTTTTCCTCCTTATACGATTTCTGAGCCGTTAAAAGCCCGTTCAGAGCCTGTACGTAACTCGCCAATGTTCTCGCCTTGTATGATTCTTCAATGGGGTTATCCGGGACTGTGGCAAGCTGTATATCAATCAGTCGCAGAACTTCATTAATCCTCTCGTCCATGTCACACCGCCTTGAAAAAACAGTACAGGTTGTCTGAAGCATCTCCGAACTTCTCTCCATCAATATCTTCAGCCTTGTGATACTCCACATGGTCCAGAGACATGTCGCAGTTCTCATAATCCAGAATATAATCACCTCTGGATTGAAGCTCTCTGAGCAGTTCATTAATACATCCTGCTATCTCCAGACTGGGAAGAAGTTTCATAATTGCTATTTGCTTACTCATTTGGACACTTCCCATCTATCAGAAGTTCCAACAAGAATGCTTTGATTATTCTGAGACTTTCACGACTTTCTTTCTCATAAAATGGGTTAAAAGATACGCTTTGGTATAAATCCCACTTGAATTCGCATTCGGGAAGACTAACATCTTCTTTCTTTTTGAGTCCACATACACTCATGCCATAAATTGAATAGCTGAATGTGATACTTGCTGTCGGAACTTCATTCACAACTCTTTTACAGAGTTCGTAAATTTCATCAATCTCTCTCTCGAACATCTTCTTATCCTCCTTATTTCCTACTGCCAGTCTGTTTTCATCTGGCGTACCGCCCACGCTGCCGAGATACCGAAGAAGATGTTTAACCAGATAGGTATATCCACATATTTCCCGGCAAGCATACAAACAGCAATTAGCATACGCTCTTTCATTTTATTTCTCCCAGAATCCACGCAAGATTGCTTGCCACCAGCGCGACGACTGTCACAATCCATGCAGTGAACCATCTTTTTGACTTTTTCTTACTTTCTTCGACAATTTCAGTCGCAAGTGCTACTTCGATGTCAGTCCATGTTGGCTGATTTTCGTTTCTAATTTCACTCATATCGTGCTAATTTCTCCTTATTTTTTCTTATTTGTCTTTACAATTAGCAGATAGAGAACTATAATGTATCTATCCACTAAGGTGTTTTAGTGGTGCAAAGCTCCGGGGCGGAGGCCCAATCTCCCTCCGGGGCACTCACTTATTAAGAGCAGCCTTACCTTTCCAGACATGTCCAGTCACTTCATAGACTTTCCTAGGGCTTATGATGTATGTGATCCTGCCACCGGAAAGGTTTTTTGCTGGCTTGTTATTCTGCACAGCCACACCAATCGGCAACCACCCATACACAATCCCTGCCCGGATTGCTGTTACAGGAAGTCCGATCAATTGACTTGCATCGGATACGCTCATACTCTCTGATGAGAATTCCGGTATCTGTGGAATGCCTGATATGATTCTTGCAACCTCTGCGGCGAACTGATGAACTTCTGCGCTTTCTTTAACATAAGTTCTTACTTCTTCTTGAGTCATAATTATTCACCTACCTTAATGCCTGTACACTTCTCAAATTCAGTTACAGTAATTGTCTTAGAATAAGTTTTCTTTTTTACTTCATGAATAGCTAAAAGTGTAACTTCAAGACTGTTATCAGAAAAATTTTCGACGTCTTTTTTGGTTATTGAAAAATAACGATTATCAAACGGTATAATGTACGTTATAACCGTAATATTTACATAACCATCATGATGTGTTTCCGGCTCCATTTTGCAACTAATTGGTTCGATTAAATCTATTAACAGTCTGTATTGCGTATCTGTTAATTCCTTTTTGCAATTTTATCAGCCGTAATACCCTTTTCTTTTAACAATTTCTCATGAAGTTTATTACGTTCTGTATGTGCCTCCATTTTATGCCTCTTTCTACTCGATACACATCTGAGCATTGCAGTCCCTGATACACATTACTGTATTTGTGCATGGATGCCAATTTCTGACATATTCCATAGATTCTTCAAATCTCAGCTTAGGAATGTTATTACGGGCATTTACTGCGAAGTAAGTCTTTATATCCCTGTTGCATTCAGCAAATACTTTCTTGCCAATTTCCTTGTAAGCATTTGATTCTTTCCCACCAAGGTGAGCAATTACGACACTTGACACTAAGTCCCTAATAGCTTCCTGCTGTGCATAGTCAATAGTCATGGTGTTTTCAAGTCTGTTAAGCCGTTCTTCGTGATCTAAGAATCCTGTCGCAATAACCTGTATCTGTTCAACTGTCGTCAGTGGTTTCCGGTATGAGCCTGTCTTTCTGATTGTCGGAAGAACTTCATCCATAACCCATGATTCGAATTTCTCTGCTGATGGAAGTTTCGATTTCATAATCAAGCGGTACAAATCTCCCTCTGTTATGAAACTTGCTTCCTGATTCCTGCCGAGAGAATCTGTGAGGTGGTGTTTTACCACCCCACGGCAATGCTGTTTAAGTGCATTAACCGTGTCCTTGTAACCAAGTGCTTTCGCAACGTCAGCTCCAACAAAATACGGTTTCCCGTCAATTTCTATTGTTCGAATTTCTCCGAACTCTCCTGAATTAAAAATCTGTAATGCGTCCATTTATACTCCTTTCTGCTCTGGAATTTTCGGTTCAAGAAACCTATCTGTTTTATCAGGATTCTTGTATTTTGCGATTGTTTCTCCAACCCCAAGAAAATATCCCTTGTCAAACTCTGACATATTGGGAACTGCCTTGGCTATTGATTCGAGAATCTTCTTTTCTTTCTCAGACAATATATTCACTCCTTTCTTACACGTTTTGATTCTTCAAAAGCAACTAAGTCACTTTCTGACACTCTGTAACCAGAGCCGTTTAGATTGATTGCCGGAAGCTGTTTATTCCGTATCCATCTCCACACGGTAGGAACTTTCACACTATATCTCTGAGCGATTTCTTCACAAGTGTAAAGACGTTCCAAAAAATCACCCCCTACTTATTTTTAGTTGCGTTTACCACTTATTTGTGTTATCCTAGTTAATGCCTATTGGCAAAGGAAAGGAGTGGTTATCATGACCCAACTTTTGAATTTGCCTGCTCCCTTTGCTCTTAATCCGTCCGTACTGATACCTCGACAGTTAAAACAGGTCAAAGACGGCTCTGATTGTTTTGTCAGCGATTAGGCATGTTGCAGAACCAAGACTGCGAAAGTGACAAGGTGCTTCAAGAAGCATTTGGTCTCGTCAGATGTGGCGTCAGCCTGCAAAGTACATAGGGTAAACAAATTTGGTAAAGAGCTGTTAGGGACGAGACCCCTAGCAGTTTCTTTTTATTTAATAGAAGCCTTGTTTCTATCAGATTGTGGTAAACGCTCAAGGCTTTGTGTTACCTTGTGTTATTATAATATCTCACTCAGATAGATTTGTCAAGCGTAAATCTCACAAAAAATTTGACAGAGTTAGATTTTTGTGCTACTATATACTTGCAGTTAAGAATAGGAGGTGAAAAGAGTGAATACCAGGATTCAACAAATAAGAAAGACTGCGAAGATGACTCAGGATGAGTTCGCCGAGAAAATCGGGGTATCTAAGAACTTTGTTTGGATGATAGAAAAAGGAGAAAGAGTTCCATCAGATCGAACTGTCAAGGATATCTGTAGGGAATTCAAAGTCAACTACGAATGGCTGACTAAGGGAACAGGTGATATGTTCATCCAGAATAAGAGAAAATCCGAGATTGCGGATTTCGTTGGTTCGGTTCTGAATGGAGAAGCAGATAGCTTCAAGATACGATTAGTAGAAATACTTGCTAATCTAAATGAATCAGAATGGGAAACACTTCAGAAACTTGCGAACGCTTTAGCGGACAAGAAAGAGGAATAAAAAGATGGGGACAGGAAATAACTCCTGCCCCTTTTCTTTATTTCAGTCCTAGAAATGATATTATAAATCTAAATATTGTATATAATTGGTCATGGTCTGCTTTTTCTATCATCTCAATAATCTCTTTTTTATAATCCATAAACAACCCTCCCTGTCGCAACTACCAACTACGCTACAGTATATGTTCGGCTGTGGGAAATAGAACCGAACATTAGTTCGTTTTTGCTATTATACCACCTATTCCAACCCTTGGCAACTGCCAAATATACACATGGACTTTTGTTATTTCATAGGCAAACTTTACAATCTCAAAGAAAATTATGCTTTCGCAGAAGAAAAATGCGAGATCGCAAACTTTTCCACCGCCGTTGTTTGTATGCGGATACTTCTGGACAGAATGGTCCTGATACACCATATACGAATGAACTATCTGCATATCTTTCTGATTATTGTTGGAAATTATCTTTTGTGGGGTATGTACAAGACTAAATACCTTATAGATCAGCAAGAGAAGTACAAAGCACTTAAAACATTTCTTTTTCATCTAAATCACTCTATTTCGTTCTAAATCTTTACAATATGCTCTTAAAATGATAAAATAAAAATACCACGAATAACCGTACTTTACATAATATTGCAAAATCAGCGGTACAAAATACATAATCCGCATAAAAAGTGCGAAGCGTGGCGAATAAAGCTATTAGGAGGAGTAATTCTATGAGTAAGAAAAAAGGTGGAAAACTCAAATGGGTATTTTTAGCAGTCGTCGCCATTGGCGTTATTGGTGCCATTGGTGGAAATTCGGATTCAAACACCACGTCTTCTTCCAGCACATCTGCAAAGACGGAATCTGCAAAAGAAGTTGATACACCTGCACCAATTGAATACACATCCGTATCAGTCAATGATATGATGTCTCAGCTTGACAGTAATGCAATGGGCGCATCTGATAAATACAAAGGCAAATACCTTGAGATCACCGGAAAACTCAGCAATATTGATGCAGCCGGAAAATATATTGACCTTATGGCTGATGGAGATTTTGAGATTATTGGAGTCCAGTGTTACATCAAAAACGACGACCAAAAATCCAAAATAGCATCTATGTCAAAGGGCGACACCGTTACTTTGAAAGGAAAATGCACAGACGTTGGAGAAGTTCTTGGATATTCTCTTGACATTGAAGAAATAGAATAAAAATAAAAAAAACCGCCCCGGCATTGGCGTACCGGAACGGCGTTTATACATCTCCGGAGAGATGCTATATTCTGGCAAAACATATTGTATCATCTTCGGAGCAGTCGAACAAGACAGAAAATTTGTTCGGCTGTTATTTTTATACCTAAAAACAGCTATAAAGAAAAGAGGAATAAAATGTCGAAGAAAAGAAAAAAATATCCGAAACTTCCAAATAGTTTCGGCAGCATCCGTTACCTTGGCAAGAACCGGAGAAACTGCTTTGCGGTGCATCCACCAGCATTTAAAGATGATTTTGGTGCTCTTGTCCGTCCGCCGGCAATCTGCTATGTAGATGACTGGATAAAAGGCTTCACTGTCCTGACAGCTTACAAAGCTGGCACGTATCAACCCGGCATGGAACGGACTCTTGAGGTATCTCCTACAACGGACATAGGCACCCTTGTGAACCGCTTAATTGCCGACTACAATACAATCAAGGGCGTCGAGGATAAACACCCGGAAATCAAGAAATTGACGTTCTCAGAGGTATATAAACAGTTTTATGCGTGGAAGTTCCCAGAGGGTACAAAGCTGTCATACAGTTCGAAAGAAGCATACCGGACAGCTTATACGAACTGTACTGTTCTGCACAATCGCATATTCGAAGATTTAAAGGCTCCTGATATGCAAAAGGTTATTGATGATTGTAAGCTGAAAAAACAAAGCCAGATAGCTATTTTGACTCTGTTCAAGCAGATGTACAAATATGCAGTCTACTCAGAAATTGTAACGGAAAATAAGGCGTTATATGTCCATGTCAATGCTGATAATGACACCGAACATGGAACGCCATTTTCTGATCAGGAGATGCAGGTGTTGTGGAATAATGCCGACGACCCGGAAGTGCAACTCATTCTTATTATGTGTTATTCTGGATGGCGAATTGGCGAAGTGTTAAAACTTACAACCAACCTGGAAGAGAAATACTTTCAAGGTGGAATCAAAACAAAAGCCGGTAAAAACAGAATCGTTCCGATACATTCTGCCGTATATCATTTTGTTGAACAGAAAGTGCTGACACAAAATGGAAAACTATGCGTATATACTCAGCAACATCATAGAAAAGCATTGTTCTATCCTACACTGGAGCGTTTAGGAATAGTCGGCGATCCGAAGCATACGCCACACGATTGTCGACACACCTTTTCTGCATTGTGCGAAAAATATGGTGTCCGTGAGAATGATCGAAAGCGAATGCTTGGCCACTCTTTTGGCGGAGATGTTACAAATGCTGTGTACGGCCACAGGACACTGGAAGAACTTCGGACAGAAATAGAAAAGATAAAAGTTCCATTTGTGACTAACTGTGACTAACGGAACCCATTTTAATCTTTCTAAAACAACCGAATTATCATTATTGAAATGCTGGAAACCCTATTAAAATCAACGTTTTTAGCGATTTTGCAAGGATTTCCCACATTTCATTTTCATTATTCTAATTTTATTGTTTGTGACTAACAAATAGAATTTAGAAAATTGCGCAAACGCCTGTAAATACAGTGTTTTTGCCACTATTATATTAGGAAACAATATTTTTATTTGTGACTAACGTGTGTCTAACGACAACAGTCCAAAACGTCCGAAATGATACTAAATATGTTTATAAATAAAGTTCCCGGGGAATTAACCCCGGGATATTTTATATAGCAATCAAATCTTTCCAAGTAGCAGATCCGCAAATACCATCCACTTCCAGAACTTCTTTTCTGGATTCCTGATAAGCTTTCAGAGCATAAATCGTGTTTGAATCTGCTGTCCATGTAAGTTTCAGGACTTTGCCATTTTTGCCTTTAAAGCCTCTGGCTCTTAAAATTTCCTGTAAGAGGAGCACAGATGTGTTTTTATCTCCTGCTTTTACTGTTTCTGGATTAAACATATATTTCTCTCCTGTTTGTGCGGTATTAGGCAATGCATTTTCAGATTTTGCGGGTACAGATGCATCAGATGCAATATTATAATCTGGTGTACAGAACTTAGTTCCGGGCATCTGGCTGTTAAGATAACTCTTTGCGCAGACACCGCCACCATTTGCAATAATTCCAGATGCACCAGAAGTATTTCCCTCAATGGTATAGAATCTGTCTCCGATCACGGCCGTTACGATGCCAGTATGGGCAAAAGTTCCATTACGATAAAAGATTACAATATCGCCAATCTTTGGATTAGCATTCCTTGTGAACAGATTGCCGAGCGTTGGGCAGTAAACATAAGGCCAGTGCTTCAACAGTTTTTTTGCCTTTTCCTGTCCGAATGCTTCCATAAAGCACCAACTCACGAATGCTGCGCACCAAGGCTGTCCTTGATATGAAGGCTTAATGTCTCGCCAGTACTTCGTATAGTTGTTCGAACCGGAGTTTGCAGTCTTACTGTCGAGCTGGCTATTACTCTTCTTTTCAAGGTATCCAATCTCATTTTTTGCAATGAGAATCACTTTTTCAATAGCTTTGTCCATTGCAGAAACCTCCTCTTTGTAATCCTTATAGAATACATCCATGTCAACGTTGCCACTGATGCCAGATACTTTTCCTCTACTGGAATACTGCCAGCCTACACCGACATTCGGACGTAATCTTTCCTGTACAGAGCCATTATCACTAGCCGGATAACGAGCAATCCAACAATCATACTGTTTCAGAGTATCTGACAGAACGTTATTGTACCAATCAAGATTGCAGTAGATGCCGACTTTATAACCAGCTTTCTTCATCCTGGTCAGAAATGCGACTGCAATGTTCTCAATCGCCTGTTTGCCGAGTTTTCGTTGATTAGACCACTCAAGGTCGTAGAACATTGGGAAGTCCAGTCCACGCCCGTTCAGTGCGGCAATCACATCTTCCGCCTCGCCAATAGCCTGTGCCGGTGTCAGAGCGTAAGAATATTTGTACCCACCGATAAGGATTCCGTTGCTCTTACATCCTTTGTAGTTGTACTCAAATGAGCTATCAACGCCTGTTTTCTGATGGATTCTTAAAATGGCGAATTTAATGCCGGATTTAGCCACATTCGCCCAGTCTGGCTTGCCCTGATAAGATGATATGTCAATACCTTTAATTTCCATAGTTTCTCCTTTAATGATTTTTGCGACACCTTCATAGATTATGTTATAAGATCTTACTCCATTGTGACCACTGACTTAAATCACTGTTACGTAGATATAAACTGCTATTTATATATCCTATAGCAATCTGAGTTATTCCTAAAGTGCCATTTCCAGATGCTTTTAAATTTAGTATAAAGCATCCAGTCCCTGGTGAGTTAGGGCACGCTTTTCCATAGATTTTCGGTTGTAATCCGCTATATATAAGCGTATTCAAATCTGTGGTTGTGTCTATTCCTTCAGTAACCAGAAACGGGCTTTTACTATTTAATTCATTAATCGCCCCCAGGACCGTTTTGCTATTTGTTTCAAGCTTCTGAAAAACTTTAGCTGTAAGTTTGTTCAAAATCCAATCTGAAAGTGCTGACAGGCCAAGACGTTTGTTTGCTTTGCCTGCTGTATCAAGAATCATTACTTCATCCTTGTCCACCGGGTCTGTTTTTGTCGTATAATCTGTCCATTTTGGCATGACTATTTCCTCCTTATGCTAAATGTTTGTCTCGAATATATTTTTTAACTGCATCAAGATGAGCCTGTATATCATCATCCAGTACGAGAAAATTGCCTTTGTTGTTCTGGCTGACAACTTCCCCCGTTTCCTCGTTTACCTCAGAATAGGTATAAGCAATACGGCTTCCCTCTCCAGTGCTAAGATTCATAAAACTTGTAAGAATTTTTTTCATGATATTCTCCCCATTTCGTCAATAATTTTTTCCCTGTCACTAAAAAGTTCTTTTTCATAATCTGGTTCTGATACTTCAAGGCTTTCACTGTAGTCTGGCTCTGGCATGTCTGTGTCTATTGCCCTATCGTAAGCCGTTTCGCTCGCATCAGCAAATCGCATGTGTTCATAGTCAGCTTGTCGTGCTTTAATTTCGAATGCAAATTTAAGCCCTGGAGTACCTTTTACAGTGAAATATGTCTGCTCTTTTTGGTCTATCCAACAATCTCCATCCCCTTCTTTTTGCAAAAATACATAATATTCAATACCTACATTCGTAGACTCTTGGAATATATCATCTATGTCTATCAGGCATGTGCCGTCTTCTGATATGGACGCTTCTCCGATATCTCCAAACATGGGGGACGCCATTTCGTAGCAATAAAACGCCTGTGTGCCATAGTTTTTTGTTGGAAAAATCCTCTTCTTTGTTCCGCGCACACTTAAATCTGCAAGGTCGGTGCCTGTGCCAATGCTGTAAAAGTGTCCGCTGGCTTCTACATGTGTACCTGCTTTAATTTTTTTTGATGCTGAAACACTGTCCGCTGAAACGCTGGTGTCAACCGAGACCGAGTTTGCGTGTACAGTTCCTGTATAAAGATCGATTCCTCTAATTCGTGTTCCATACAATGTCCCGTACCCCGGCACATATACCCCTGTATTCGTCTCTGAATAGATCTCTCCAGCTGAAGCGTCTAGCGTTACCTCTCCATACGTGCCACTTGCTGAAAGATTTTTATATCCAACTTTCCATCCAGCCAGAAACCCGGTGTCAATATACGAGGCATTCAGATATACCTTGTTGTCATAAAGATATAGTCCCTGCGTTTCCCCGTTGTTGGTTAATTTGTTAAAGATATCCAACTGAGTCATATCTGATGCGTCTTTGCCGTCTTTCCCATCCTTACCGCTTTCACCATATACACCAATTACATGTGGAGTAGTATTTACAGTTGTTTTGTCCGTATATGTGGTCGTCTGATAATTCCATAAGTATCTTTCAGATGATGTCGGTGTCTGCACTGTTTCCGTCCAACCTGATGTGGACGTCGTCACGTCCGATGAATTTGAAGAAGCAAGGTAATATTGCGTAATTTTGGAGATTCCGTTTCCGGTACTTCCCTGCTTCTGCTTTGCAATAGTAAACTGTTTTTCTACAGAAAGACCGTTATACAAAACATTAACCGCAACAGTTCCTATGTCACTCGTAAGCTTAGTTACTGTATACGTTGCCCCTGTTTTTGAACCTGCAACACCACTTCCGGCAGTAAATGTTATAGTTGCACTGCTTGTGACATTTTCATCACCGTATAATGCCGTTACTGTCGTTTTGCAATCAGGGAACGTTGTATAGTTGCCTGCGGAGTCTGTTGGAATACTCTGATACTCATTCGATAACATTACATTCAGAGTTTTGTACTTCTTCGCTTCTTCCGTAGCCGCATCCGTGGCAATATCGGATACGCTCTTGCCCTGCAAAGAAAATTCGGTGGCAAGAATATGAACTTTCCCGCTATCATCAATGTATAAAGTTGTTTGGTTGTCCTTATCAATAACCTTTATGCCTTTAGCATTGATAAATTTGCCCGCTAAAAGTCCTGCAAGGATGTAATTTGCATTAATATACAGTTTCCCATCCTGTATATAAATTCCCTGGTCTTCACCGCCGTTTGTCAGCTTATTAAATACCTCGTCCTGACCAAGACTTGTATCATACTCCTTGACCGCATTATCAATGTCGGTTTTGTCCACATATTTGAAATCAATCCAGTCAGTGTCAGTAAATGCACCGTCCACTCGGCTTCTGACTGCTGTTTTGATAGAGGCTTCACCATTTGCCTTTGATGTGATCCAGAAATCCCCCATGTTATACGGTGGCTTTGGCTGTTCAAAATAGACTGCCGCTTTACCGTCAATCTTATCAAACAGATAATCCGGTGTTTTCTGCTCGACCCATTCACTGCCATCCCATCGCCAGCGTGTGTTGCCACCCGAGGTGTTCTGCCAAAGGTCTCCTTTGTGGATATATTTGCCTTTTTCCCAGACAATTAAAATCTCATTTCCGTCTACATCCAGAATAGAATTACCGCCAGCATCTGCCCACGGAATCTCTTCTGTTTCTGTCCATTCAAGTGCCGGGTCTGTATCCTGACTCCAGGTCTGAATCTTACCATCAAGCTGCTCTTGAAGACTTTCGATTGTATCAGCAAAAACGCCTTTGATAAATGCTGTGATTGTAGAATCATCTGTATATTTAGATGCTCTCACCCAGTCATCGGCGTCATAGCTTGCGCCTTCTGCCTTTGCCTTTTGACATTTAAGGATGTCCCCGACCTTTCCCTGAACCCATAAATCGTCAATGTCGTAAGGGGGCACTGGTTCCGCTCCAAATATTCTTTTCTTTACATTCGCTGTGCCCTGAGCTTTTGCCGCATCTGCCAGAGCTTTAACCACTGCAGTATCTTTTACATAGTCCCACTTGTATTCGCCATTGATCTTTGCATATCTGTAAGCCTGTCCGCCATATTCTTCGTTGTTTACGATGTAAAACAGGTCACCTAAGTGTTTCTTTTTAGTTGTATCATCTGTCCAAGTGGATGCCGGTTCATTGTTACTATCAGGAACATAGTCTCCAAAGAATGCTTCTATCTGCCCGTCAATCTGCTCCTGAAGAACCTTAATCTGCGGAGAATACACCTCTGTAATGAACTTCTCAACCTCGGCATTTGCCACGTTCTCAGGCGTCTTCCCTTTAATTGTAAGCTCTGTGGCATTAAGATTGACAGCCCCTGTCTCTGCGTCAATACGGAACGTAATGTTCCCGTCATTGTCTTTTGCCGTGAATCCTCTTGCGTTGATCCAATCAGATTGTATGCCAATCGCATAAAGGATATTCAACACAGCGTCACCGTTACTATCAAATCCGGCTTTCCAAGCCTGGCCTCCGTCTACTGACAAGAAAAATCCATCAGCACCCGTCTTGTAGATTACTTTAGAATCAGCAAGTGTGGGTTTGTCGTGCCGGTATGATATCGTGGATCCATCTGACTGGATTTCTTCTGTATAGTAAAACCCAAGGGTGTTGGCTGCCAGTTCGTTCATCTGCTTTAATTTTGCATCATAGGCAGTAATCTTTTTCTCAGAATCTTTCTTTATGTTGTCAACCTCGACTTGCATGCTGTCTGGATAGTCAGCATTGATATCCTCCATGCTTTTTGCATTACAAGAAAAACTTGTGCTGCCAGAGAATGCGAAGTCTACATCTGTCAGATATGAATAGTAAATATTGCCTTTAATGTCGGAAAATGTAACTCTATCTCCAAATGTGGCATATCCAATCGCTGTGCTGTCGCAAGAGAACGGTCTTAATCTCATACCGACAAGTTCTTTTCCAATCAGGTCAATGCCTGCCTGTTCATTGCCACTCAGAAGCTTGTTGTCAATCGTGATGACATATCCGTCTGTACCGTACTTATATTCTGTTTCATTATCTGTATATTTGACCCCAGTAACAACCACGTCATCGACATCATAGGTAAGATTCCTGATAGCATTTAGATTAAATCCTTTTCGCTCAAGAACTGTCTCAATCTCGTTACTTCCAACGTCAAGGATAGTGCTTCCATTAACGTCATACCATGGAACTGTTTCTAATGTGATAGTGTCCGCACCATCGTTAAAAGTGATGATTCGCAAATTATCATTCTCATCAATGCGAGCGTTGCCGCCTGCCAGAGCCGCAACCATACCGATTACTGCTCTAAAAGTGGTGTTTTCCGGCTTATTCTGCACCTGATAGTCTGCGTTTTTAAATGTTGCGTCACCTAATACAATCCCGGTCTGCTGACAGGCATCTTCTAAAACCTCTCCTGCAGAGCATGGGAAGACAAGATTCGTTTTGTAGTCCGCCTCCGCCTTACTCATATAGTCCAACAAAGTAAGGTTAATCTCATCGGACGTGGCGGGCTTTTTCGACACAATAAATGTGCCACGGCGAATGGTTTCCAATCTATCAGACAATTTCAAATTTAAGAATAGAGTAAACTGTGCTCCGGCAAAGTTGTAGTCAGAGAACCTATCATCATCATTGACCAGTGCCAATGTTGCTGTTTTTTCAATGGCTACACCTATCGGGAAGTCCCCGGAATCAGAAGAATCTACAATGCCGTTTCCGTCAAGGTAAAAATCTTCTTTTTCCAGGCTTAAAGTTGTCCCATCACGCAGCACCGCATTCGCCGTAACATAATAGTTACTATTTGAGAGAGATTCTGTTTTTAACTGATTTGTAACATTAATCATACCGGTCGAATGCTCCTTACATTAATAGTTAATCCTGTCCATCGTTCCTCATTATCTTTGAGCGTTTGCGCTGCCATGTTGAAATTAGATGCATAGAACGTTTTGTCAATCCATTTGCCGGGCGTCCGAGGGTCTTTATGATGAAAAGTAAACTGGCTTTTATTAATCATAGAGTTGAGAATCGTTGCAATCTCTCCCCATTTAAGCTCGCCCCATTCCATGTCATATCCGGCAATAGTTCCCATTGGCGTGTTATGCATAACAAGGTCCTGGCTTCTCTTAGAGCTTTCCGTTGATGTAGTTGCGAACACCGGCTTGTATGCGTCAGGGGCCTTTATAATGACCCCGTCAATCTTAAACTGCTCCTGTGCCATTTACACACCTCCTAACAAGAATGGATTCTGACCGCCATTTCTGCGTCTCCTAAGCTCTGCTTCATCAATGATAATATCTAACAATTTTCTGCCAGATGCGTTGACTGTAACATTATAGGTATTTCCACCTTCCTGTCCTTTCCCTGACTCCTCCCGAACAATCTGCCGTAACAGGCTTTCCGGTGTTTCCAGGTTATTTCCTTTTTTCTGGTCACCTAATACCGCAAGGAATTCTGACCTTGGCGGAATAACTGCGCCACTGGCCAGATATGGGATAGTTCCGACACGTGGAAATGTTGCATGAAAACCGATTCTCTTTGTTCCGAATGGCGTAGGCACATCCCATGGACCAAAAGAAAATGCAGATTCAATTCCACCAATTGCATTATTAATCATCCCAACTGCATTATTAACAATGCTGATTGCCTGATTAATCGGAGCTTTAATAAAACCCACAATACCTTCAAATGCAGATCTGACTGCATCTCTGGCAGCATTAAACTTATCAGTAATAGCGGTTTTTATCGCTTCGACCTTAGTAGATATAAAAGTAGTAACACTTTCCCATGTTCGAGATGTCTTGCCTTTTATTTTATCCCAAATGCCAGTAACTTTGGTTTTAATTGCATTAAATACTGTGCTGGCTGTGGATTTAAGAGAGTTCCAAAGGCCAGAAAGTGTCTTTTTGATTGCGTTCCAAGTAGTAGATGTTGATGTTTTAATAATATTCCAAACATTAGCTATCTTTTCTTTCAAATTGCTTAATGTACGTGTTGCTGATTCTGACAATTCACGAGTCTTTTCAACAACCCAGTCTTTTAATTTTGTTGCTGCCGCGCATATTTCGTCCCAGTTCCTGTATAACAATACGCCAACAGCTATAGCAGCTGCAATAGCGATAGCAAATATTCCTCCCGGGCCAATCGCTACCGCGATGGCTTTAATTCCGCCAATAATCCCTCCGGAACCTGTCATAAGAGCAATAAGCCCTTTCACAAAATCCACAATAATCGTAATGCTTCCAACAATGCTCTTTGCTAATCCTGCGATTTTGACTGCTGCAAACGCACCGATTAATGCTGCACCAAATGCTTCAACGATAGCCTGATGCTGAGCAAAAAAATCAAGCAGACCAGAAATCAAATTAATTACTGTCGGAAGTCCTGTCTCAATCACCCATTTAAGCATCGGAAGGACGATATTATTGTAAATTCCTTCCAGCACGTTTCCAATTGCCTCCAGAATCGGCGCAAAGGTTGCCGTCAGATTACTGATAGATTCCAGTAGCGGATAGAAATTGAGGTTCGCCGCCCATGTTGCCGTATCTGCGGCAATCCTCTCAATGAACTGCATAACCACCACAAGAGCATCTGCGATGTTCTGTATAATCTGCGTTCCGACATTGTTCTTATTCCACGCATCGGCAAAACCGGATGCAATATTCCCAATAGTTTTAAGCACGTTCTGAGCAATCCTTAGCATGGTTGTAAGCATTGTCGTACCTGTACCGTTTGTCCAGACTTCCATGAGACTCCTGCCTACACTCTTAGCAAGCTTCGCAATTCCAGATAGAGCAATCTGTGCCGCATCAATAGTATTCTTACCCTCTTTTTTCCAAGCGTCCTGAAATGGCTTCCAGAGCTTTTTAAGGAGCTTCGCGAGCTTTTCAGCTGATTTGCTAATTTTGTCAAGGGCTGTCTCACCCTCTGCCAATTTTCCATAATCAACATTTTGTACAGCATCTTTCATCTGATCTGCAAGTCCGCCGGTTGCGCCCGGTACTTTTGACGATGAATCTGTGCTTTTATCCGTTGAGTAATTATTTATTTCGTCAAGAGGACTAAGATATCCTTTTGCCGCTTTAGTAGCTTTTTTAGTTGCGTCCGCTGTATCATTTGTTGCATCTGCCAGCTTTTCGGCATTGTCGGCAGCATTTCCATATTGATCTGCCGTATCAGCTATTGCATCTGTCCCGGCAAGGCCTGCGCCGCTTGCACCTGTCTGACCAGAAGATTTTTTCCCGGTGATTAACTCCGTAAATGACTTGAAGGCATTCGCCAGAGTTGCCAGCTTACCTAATAAGATATTAATAACTTTCAGCACAGGTGTAAAAATATTAATCAATCCCTGTCCAACTGTTGCCTTGAGAGATTGTAGCTGTAACTGCATTACCCTGACCTGGTTTGCCCAGCTATCAGAAGTACGGATAAAGTCACCAGATGCAGCTGATAACTGCTTCTGTACAAAAGCCAGACGGAGGGCAACTTTCTCCTGTTCGCTCATGGCGGATGTGGTTTTGCCATAGCCATTAGCTAGTGCATACTGGTCAAGTGCCGACTGGGTCATTACCACGCCGAGGTCCTTGAGTGTTTCTGTTTCGCCCGTAAACACTGATTTCAGCTTGATATAAGCCAAGTCCTGACTGATGTTATAGAACGATGCTACGTCACCAGTCAGCTGCGTCAGAGCTGTTGACATGTCGTAAGCTTGTGCTTCTGAGAATCCGAACGACTTAGACATTGCTCCGAACGTTCCGACATACTGTTTCGCCATCGTTTCCGACAGACCAGCAGTGGTCATGGCATTCTTTGCAAATTCATTGACCTTATCAGACATGGTTGTAAATGTAACATCGACCACGTTCTGCACTTCTGCCAGATTAGAGCCAAGCTCTACGCACTCTTTCCCAAACTGGGCCAGTTTCCCAATTGCGAATGCTCCACCAATCAGCAGACCGATTTTTTTTACAGCACTTCCAAGGCCGTTAAATGACTGTTTTATAGCTGATACGCCGTTTTGCACACCTGATGTGTCCATTCTGGTATCAATAATGACTGAGCCATCAGCAGCCATGCGTCCACCTCCTAGCTATTTGAGGTTCAACATCTCATTCAGCGCATCTTTATACGCTTGCTCCTCGTCGCTGAGACGTGTTTTTATGTCAATAATATTCTTGTTTTCCTGATAGAATTTCTTTTCCCATTTATCGAGTTTTTCACCCTTTGTTTTTTTTGACCGGATTCCAACAACCGTGTTGAACAGACACTCGCCAGATTCCATGAAATATCCAAAAAACGTCCACCAGTGCATATAAGGCACTGCTCTGATTTCTTTACCGGCAACCTTGTTCACAGCTGGAACGATCATATCTCCGTCCTGTTCCCAGTCCATCAGACGGGGTTTGGGCTTATTCGGACTATCGTCAACTTGACCACAATCAATAAACTCGCAAGCTTTCTGGCAAGCTTCCGTAAGATGTTCTGGGGGTATGCTTTGCCAATCCTCGAATAGAATCTGTAACATAACAACTGCTTTCGCCTGCTCGTCCAGTTCTGGGTCATTCATGGCGACCAGAATATCAATAATTACTCGAAAATCCGTTCTGATAGAAAAATCCACCCCACTGATATTTAGTGAGGTGGGCAACTCATAGGCGGTCATTTTGTATACTTCTCCGTGTACTTACTGACTACTTCCTGCATTTTTTTCTTTCTCTTTTCAATCTCTGGAGTAAGCGCTTCATTGATTTTGTCAAGGACGATATAAGCGAATACCTGACCATTTCCAAAAACAGTTGTTGCGGTAATTGGTTCTTTAAATAAATCCTTAGATGCTTCGTATCCGAGCATATAATTGATTTTGTCCTCAATCTGCTTATTGATCTCTGCCATTTCTTTGCTGGAAGAAACATTTTTAACAGATTCCTGAGCCTGCTCAAAGAAAGTTTCCAATTCTTCCGCTCTTGCTGCAACGTTAATGTCGGTAGGGTTCAACTTGAATGAAGAAAACACTTCACCCTGTTTGTTCGTGAATGTGAAAAGAAGAAATCCATCATCAATGTTTGTGTTAATTGTTTTTGCCATTTTCTATACCCTCCTAAAAATTATTCGCTGTCAGCTGTAAATGTTCCGGAGCTGATATCAAATTTTCCTTTTACGCGCTCGCCGGTATAGTTGACAGTAAATGGAATCTGGTAGCCAGATGTATCACCACCGTAGGAAGTCGGCACAACGTAGCAGTCCTGCTGATATGCTTCATACTTGCCTGCTGTGGCTTCTGTCCAGAGATGAACCTCAACTACTTTTGTTTTGAGGTTATCGTCTTTGAGACGCCCATCTACGATCTTCTGTAACGCTGTGAACAGATCAGAAGTAGTGTCTGCATAGAACGGATCAGCGTCAGAAGAAACTTCATAGCCATTGTGTTTAAATGTGGATTCTCCGAGAATGTTTTTAGATGTTTCAGTATCTGGATTGAGTTCTACATTGTACTCTTCCAGGTCTTTTCCAAGACGCTCATATTTCGGTGTCAGCCCTCCACAGAGGGAACCTGCATCGATATAATGAGCCATGTATTTACGGTCAATCTTGCCTGTAACTGCCATAGAAATGTCCTTTCTGCCTATAACTTTTAAAAGGCTGTGTAGGTTAGCGACTATCTCCAATTGATAGCCGGTTGTTACTTGTTATATTACTTCGTAAGTGTTTTCGTAGCGTACCGACAATGGTAATAACCAATCCTGTACGCCACCCTCCTGCGGTTCTAAACCATAGGAGTTATCACGGGTGATACGTTTTATCACTCGCCCCTGTGAGAGTTCAGGAAACGCATTTAAACGTGTCTCAGAGCCATTTATGACAACTGGTTCTCGGCATATCCATTTACCGAGGTTGTCGAGGAACTTCTGAACAGATAGCTTCTGTCTTTCCTTGTCGGATGCTGTGCGGTATACCACATAAAATGGGTACTGACATACCTGATGCATTGTTCCACAAACATCTTCTTTTTCTGAATAAATCAAGGCACCGTTATCTGCTGAGAACGCAATTCCAGATTCCTTGCTAAGTTCTTCAAACTTGATTGTTTCATTTTCATATAGTTCCGGATACTGGTTCAGAAGTGCTTTCATGGCATCTGTCAGAATCTCATATCCAGTTGCATCTTTTCCGATAGGTTTATCCGCCATGTCTGCCACCTCCTGCCTGTGCTTTTACTTTGCGAATCCATGTGTCACCGTATTGTCGTTTAGCGGCATCGAACCATTCAGCTTGCGCCTGAGTATGCGGTGATTTTGTATATTGAAGATTTTCTTTTGCATTCGTTTTACCGGAGTACTGGCTCACAAGAACCTTTTCTGCATCGTGTCTTGCCCATGTACTACCTGTTGCGGGGTCGACCATGGTTTTTCCAAAATAAAGGAAACGTCCATATGGTTCTGCCGCCGCACATACAAATCCAGTCCCTTGCATTGATGTACTTTTGACTCTTGTTCGGTCAATAAAATCTCCCGAAATCATTGGCATAAACTCTATCATACCGTCCATAACCATTCCGTCAAGGAGGTACTGGGCTTCTTGGTACTGTCTGGAAAATCTGCTCATATTCAGCTTTATTTTCATATCTCCATCAACTACGGAGAATCCTTTAAAATGATGAATCTTACTCATATCACTTACCCAGAATTTCAAAATGCGGAATCAGTGTATACGGACCGCCAACACTGGTAATCTTAAACACGTTATCCTTGTTCTCGTTCATGTACTGGTAGAATCCATTCCGATAATCACCATCAGATACCGTTCCACCAGTCCACTCACCTTCCCAGAAGAACGACTCATCTGAGAATGTGATAGTATCTTCCAGAGCGTTGTTAATCTGCCTTTTCCACTCTTTTGACGGCACCCATGGAAGAATCTTGCCTTCTTTATCCGTAATGGTTATATCGCCATTCTGGACAGTATATCGAACGTGTAACTGTGCGTTGTCAGTTGCGTCTGGCCCGTACTTTTTGAGGATTGCTCCTTTGTCCGTAATAAGATCAACGCCGGATAGCACATGAGGATACCAGTACGCATCTCCTGTCGTGGCTGATTCATAATAATCAAAAATCGTCACAGTTTTGCTATACATGATACCCTCTCCTTAATTATTCTTTCTGCGCTGCCTGCTTAATAACCTGATTCACACCAGTTGCCGACAATCCGTTAAACATACCGACTGCAACTGCCGTGATGTAATCCGTTGCCGGGAAATCTGGGATAACTCCCATTCCGACTGCTCCGAGAATTCCACCAATAACCGCCATGATTACTGGAATCCATTCATCAGAGATTCTTTTTGATGCTTTACATCCCATTCCTACGATGTAGCAAATCATAACGATTGCGATGCATGAGCCTAATGTTGAAATATCCATTATCTGGATGCCTCCTATTCTGCGAAAATCCAATCCTCTGCTAACATATCTGCCTGAGATGCAACCCATCCCATCTGTACACCAGATGTTCCGACAAAAGCAATGGCATTGTTTCCGATTGCATCATGCTCACAGTTCACAATCTCTCCATCCGCTATCTTATAAGAAATACCAGTGGCAAGCTGAATGTACTGTTTCTTTCCATTCCAACCTTTACGAGCCACTTTAAGTCCCCTTTTTAGATAACGGATAGCATCACCAAATCCAAATGTTGACTGACCGCCAAGGACACCACAGTTATTCTCATCAGCAATCATCCAATCATCTCTCTGCGTGTGCATGAAAGTGTATTCCACTCTCTGCGTTTCACGGATATCGAGAACTTCTCCCTGACCTTCATCAGAATCTTTTGGTCTGCAATGAATCATAATCGTATGTTTTTCATCATCCCAACACCAGTAGCCATTCCAACCCGGGAGTTTTACTTTTGCTCCCTGTTTCATAAGTTTAAACGCTTCTTTAAAATTCATATCAATTACACTCCTGCATATAAAATTGGTATTCCATCATCCGTCCTTACTCCCATCAGAAGTGGCAAAGCTGCCTTTAAGAGTAAGTCGTTCGTTTTCTGTACATCTCCGGCGGCGGCATACACCGCACTCCATTCCTTTGCGCTTGCCCCAATCTGCTGAGGTGTCGCATAAGAAATAGATTCACTGCCAGAAGATACAGAGGTTACAATGCCTGTCGTGCTACCACCGGACCCGATTGTGGTTGATGTACCACTCACAGCGGCATTGGTAGCATTCTTCTCAGCAAGTTCAATCTGATACATTAATTCAGCCAATGAACAGACCGCCTTTTTGATACGCTTCTGTGAGCGTTCGTTTGTTGGCAGTCCGTCCACCAGTCTGTCAAATGTCATTGTGTCCACAAAATCACTGGCTCTTTCTGCCAGTCGTGGGAAGTCAGTCCCTGGCACGACCGAACCAAAATATGAAGTTTTATAAAATTCATAATCTGCATAAGCCATGCCAGTTACCTCCTACATTTATGATTTTGCTGTTACGCTTGCGCTTCCGGCATTCAGTGCCTTGTATGTTCCATCACACTCAACTACTGTGATCTTCTGTCCGGTTGCTGCCTTGATGTCAGCTTTTCCGTCCCAAGAAGTCCAATTTCTGAGGTTCTGTCCATATCCAACAGTTACTGCGTCTGCCGCAACTTTGTATTTATACACATTGCCAGCACTTTCCTTAGCCGGATTTACAGTGATTTTTGTGTCGCCACTTGCTGTTCCAGCCGCGGAATTTACTGTCAGAGTACCGAGGGTCGGTGTCTCATCAATGGTGATTACTGCGATTGCGTCAATGTACTCCGCAAAAAGAGTAAGACCCATAACCGCGAACGCTTCGGACACTGCTGTGTGGTAGTTGCCCTGTGTATGGAATCCGATCAGGTTTGTCTCGCCAGATACAGTGTATACAAGTCCTGCTCTTGCGAAGTCAGATTCGTTCGGATCAACATAGTAAAGTACGATGTTCTCAACGGGAGTAGCGATAACCTGTCCTCTCGGGATTTCACTGTCGGATAACAGGAAGATTGTATTGAACCCCATGAAATCTTTCATGTACTGGAATCCGAACTGGTTCTGAATAGTGATCTCAGCTGCTCCGAGGTATTCATATACGTCCAGAATGTTGACAAACCCAACAACGCCAGTCACATTTCTGTGCATCTGTTTGAATTTGTTTTCTACACGGCCTTTAGCCATTGCCAGAGCCATCTGAAATGTTGTTTCTGTGGAAGTAAGTGTACCGGTTTTCAGATAGTCGTAGAATCTGCTGGTAACATCAGTCTGAAGCTGGAAAAGGAATTCATCATCGGTCATCTGAACAGCGTTCTCATAACCGTGATCCTTAATTGCTTCGATAGATACAGCCTTTGCGTACTTTTCGATAGTCATTTCTGCATAGGTCTTTTCTTTTACAGTAAACTTGCTGTAAGGGATTTCCTCGCCCTCACCAACATTTCCGCTCTGTAAAGTACCCTCTGCATATTTAGACTTGAGTACAGCACCCGGCTGCTTTTTGATAGGTCTCATGATACCCAGAATGTCACGTAAGTGCTGCCAGTTTCTTTCGAATCTGGTAACAAAATCAATCTCACGTGCTGTGACCTGAATATCACTAGTCATAATAAGATTAGTTTTTGCTGGCATAAAAAATCCTTTCTACCCATAATTGTTAAGGTATTGGGTTAGCGGCTATACTCTGACGTATAGTCGGTGTAAAAATTACTGGAATAACTGGATGTTCTGAGCAATTGCAGCCTGTCTCTCGGACGGGTCTTTGATTGCTTCGATATCTTTCTTTGTCATGTTTCCCGGTGTCTGCTGCTGTCCAACATGAGTGGTAAATCTTGCCTGATTCTGCTGAGCCTGCTGCTGAGATTCATCCACAAAAGCGGATGCGTCAGACTGCTTCATCTGCTCAATCAGGTCATTCAGTCCAAGGATTTTACCGTCTTTCAGCTTAAGACCTGCTTCTTTGATGTCTGCCATAACAGACTTCTTTGCCGCTTCACTAGAAAACTTAACATCGTCGAGTGCCGCTTTGAGCGCATCTGAGAAATCGCGGTCATAGATTTTCGCATTAAACTCTTTTTCTGCGTTCTCCGCTTTTTTTTTCCATCCAGCAAGCTCTGTCTGAATGTTTGCCGGGTCGATACCGTCAAACCCTTTCAAGGTTTCTTCTGCTGTCTCGGCACGTTCTTTCCAGTCATCTCGTTCTCCCTCAACTTTTGACAGAGTTTTCGCTACTTCCTTTGCATTTTTGTAATGTTCAGAGAGTGCTTTCTTAACATCTGCCTGTTTATCCTCCGGGATTTCAATTCCAAATGATTTTAATGTGTCAATAAGTTTCTGCATATATATCCTCCTGGCCGTTTTTATTGACCTGCCGCCGCAGGTATGGATTAAGCCAGTTAGACCACTGGCGAGGTAAGTGGAGCTTCCAGAGTCGAACTGGAAAACTTGTATCTATAGATATTCGTTCTATAGCCGATAGGTTCCACATAACCCAGATTCCCGGGTTAGCAAGGTGTTTAACGTGTCATGCCTGCCACGAGTTGTTTCGGATATTTATTTCTTTTTTAAAGAAAAGTATGAATAACAAAAACCTTAATCAAGGAGGTGAGCCATCTTGCGTGCCAGATGGCAAATACGCACGGCAGGACTCGAACCTGCTTAACTTTCCATTAAGCGTGCGCACCAGCTACAAAAATTAAAGAAAGGAGGATTAAAACGAAAATGTCAAAAACAACCGTTTTACTTGTGCTTCCTGCTGCACAATTACATTATAACAGATTTATTTTAACTACCTCTCTACCACTTTTGCGTTTTTAGAGCATATCACGGAGTTTTTCTACGTATCTCTTTACAAGATCACGTTCTTCCCGGCATTCTGCATCCTTGGACATATCGCTCATTTCTGTTGTAAGTTCGTCCAGATGCTCTTCCAGAGCGGCAAGCATCTTTCTTTTGCAGTCCTCAGATTTACCGGAGCGATAGCTCTGTTTCTGCGTCATATAGTCGTCATAAGCATCTCGTCCGTCAGAGCGGCTGTAATGCCCTCTGACATAATGTTCGCCACGTCTGGCATAGGAACTGCCCCGGTCGTAATCTGGCATCATTCTGCCATCATTTGAGCTGTATCTCCCCATACTGTCACGTTTTCTTCCACGTTCGCTGTAATCGTCATTGTAGCCGCTACGCATCTCATCAAGGACAGTGTTGTAGTACTCTACTTTCTTATCCCAGTACTGCGTATTCTTGATATCTTTGTACATATCAATCAGTTTGTATGTCATTTCCAGATTTCCGGTGGTAAGTCCATTGTCAGCGATTTTGGACAGTTCATCTTCGATTCTTGCGCATAAGTCTTTAATATCTCTCATAATCACACCTCCTACGCTTCTCTGGTCACAACAATGTTTGCGTTCGCAACAGAAACATCCTGATCGCTTGTGTTCTCTACTGCGATGTTAACGCAACATCCGCGAGGTACATCAATATAGATGCCTGTGGACACATTGTTGTACTGATCTACTGCTGCCGGTGTGGAGATCATCTGTGAAGAAAGAACCGGCTCGCCAGAAATTGCAATAGCCAGAGAAATAGTTCCGACAGTGCCGCCTGTTGGAATCGCAATGTTGCCGGAGAAATCCACAAAGAATCTCGCTTTGCACTGATTAGTCAGTCCTCTCAGAGTGATGATTCCACTTCCCTCTCTGTGCTGAATACAGTTAGAACCTTTAACTGCTGTGTTTGAAAATACTACGTTTCCGTTTGCTGCTACAGTCTGAGCAGCTACATTTGTAAATTCTGCCATAATTTTTACTCCTTTCATATCACAAAAGGACAGGTCTCAGCCTGCCCCTCTGTGTAATACGGCATAAGCCGACATTCGAGTCAATCGAAAGATACTCTCGATATGAAGTTATCAGCAATTGCATCCAGTATTGCATCCGCATCCGTAAAATGTGTTCGGGTTAGGAACCTGATATGCCGGAATCGGTGCCGGATTAATCGCATTAATGAGCTGCTGTGTCTGAGAAGCCATTGCAGTTGTGAGCAGTGCGCTCTGGCGATCCTGAGAAGCGGCACGTCTGAGGTCATTGTTTTCAGCCTGCAGGTTAGAAATCTTTTCATTGCAAAGATAATCAAGAATGGCTCTTGTTCCAGCATTCTGACTGTCAATAATGTCTCTTGTGTTGCTATTCATGGTGTTCTGCAATGCACAGGTGTTCTGTGCCATGTTGTAGTTCACGCCCTGGATAGCTTCCCGAGTCTCGCAACAGCAGTTCGCAAGCTGTGCCTGTAAAGCATTGGTATTCTGCATATTCGCTACAGTATCAGCATTAATTGCCTGCTGGATCCCAAAGCCGGTCTGCATGATGTTTGTGTTGATTCCGTTAAAACCGGTAAGCATACCGTTATTCATGGCATAGAATCCATCACACAGGCCACTATTGATTCCGTCAAGCTTGCTGATTACTGCGGAGTTATCGAATCCTCTCTGAATGTCTGCCTGAGTAGCTGCTGTGGCTGCATATCCGCCACCGTTGCCATTATTGCCCCAGCCATTGTTTCCCCATCCGAAGAAAGCAAAAATGAATAAAACAATAATCCACCAGCTACCATCTCCACCAAACATGCCGTCATTATTTCTACCGTTTCCAGTAGCAGCGGCAATATCTGACAAACTGTAATTTCCATCCATAGTTATAATCTCCTTTATTGTGTATTTACATCAATCTGGCCAGATTGTAATGTACTATTTCATTCCTTTTAGCATGTGTTGAAACTGCCCTGCCATCTGCTGAACTTGATTAAGTTGTTGCTGAGAAATCTTTCCAGATTGTAGCATCTTCTCAACTTCTGCTTTCGGGTCTCCCTTAAAATTCTGTTTAAACTGCATAAACTGCTGTATCATCTGCATTGGCCCGTTTCCCTGCGACATCCCACCACCGAGCGCGTTAAATAATGGATTACTCATCTGCGTTTCCTCCCTTGACCGCTGATTCCTGTGCGGTATTAGCCCTAACAGGTTCAGAAAAAGAATTTAATCGGTTTATGATAGCTTCGTATTTGCCCTTTAAATCGTCATATTCCTGTCTCGTGACATATTTATTGTCCATGTTCTGAGTAGGCTGTTTAGGTGGCATCTGAGAGCCTATTTCGTGATACTCAAACGTCCGTAATGGCTGTGGCATACCGGAAACGTCTGTGGATTTTATGTAGAACTTTTCGCTTTCACTGTCCATCAGTAAAACACTTGTCCCGGGTGCTACCAGATAGGATTTTGCGCCTACTTCGCCAGATACCCACAGGATACCATTACTATTTTGCTGGGGTTGCTGTACTGGTTGAGCTGGCATCTGGACAGGCTGTTGCTGAAATTGGTTCATCTGTCCCGGAACGCCAAAACTATATTGATAAGGATTGTTATATAATGCCATCTTATGCACCACCTTTCTGATTATATTTTTGCATAAAAAAAGAACCGGAAACAGTTCGTTTCTGGCTCTAATTAGTGTCTAAAAAGTATCAGCATACTTTAATTATTTTATTGTTTACCCGGCGACTCAATCGTTTCGCCGTGGAGATACTCACATTCATCTGTTCAGCACAGTATTCAAGCGTATATTCCTTACATCTCAGCCGGAACAGTCTTTCTTCGTCCGGTGTAAAATTACACTCTATCAAGAATCTGTCTATATCTTTCTTAGTGAACACATATAATTTCATGAGCATACCCCTTACTAATGTTAACGCTGATTCTGTGCAAGATAATTTGTAAGCTTCTGTTTTGTTTTTTTTAATTCCTCGACATTGTTCCCACTAATCTGACTGTCCAACATGGTTGATAACACTTCCAGAATCAATGAATCACGTTCTGCGATCCTCCGAAGACTTTCATAATCTCGTCTATCATGTTCTTCCAGTGTCTCTACCCGTTTATTAAGTCGGAATGCCGGGGTAATCCACTTAAAAATTACGGCTGCCGCCCCTCCGACAATGGATACTCCTCCGCAGATAGAGAGGAAAATCTGTACAAATTCTGATATGCTCATTTAGTTACTCCTTTTCCCAGTAATATACCGGGATCTCATTACCGGAATCCCATGTATCGAAATATTTGCCCTCTTGTACTGTCACCACATGACCATCTATGCAGAGAATATATGTGCCTGTCGGATGGTCCGCGCAAAAGTCGTTGACTGTATAGATATATCGTTCTGACTGTTCAATCAGTTTGCGTCTGTACCCATGCTTATAAAGGTACGCTCCCCAGACATAATTTGCGCTTGGCATATCTGACAGGGCGCACGCCTGTATCATTAATCCGGTGAATACTGTTTCCCAGTCAAAACCAGTTGCTTTGCATATTGCCCGGACAACACAATCTCCTGTTCTCTTATCCTTAACAGGATTCGGATTGAAATATTCCCATCTATCATCCATCAGTCAATCCCCTTTGCTGTTTTATATCTCTTTGCCGCTCCTCTGGCCTTCGCGGCATTCTGGCGGTTCCATTTTGCGATCATGAGCCGGTCTTGCAGTTCCCTCAGGTCGTTCTGCTTGCAGTAATCTTTGTATGCAGCATTTTGTTTCCGCAAAAGATAAGACTTCCGGTCAAGGTCTTGTTGGAGCGCAAATCTTGTCTTTTCATCCTTGCAGTTATCAACCGCCGATTGCATTCCAAGGACTTCTCTCTTTGTTTTTCGGATTCTTCGTTCATAAGTACGTTGTCGCTGTTCCTTTTCGTACTGCTTGCCTTTGTCAGCTTTGTCCTGTGCCGATAGTTCTGCATAGGGATTAAATTCCCCGTCACTGGCTCCGAAACTATGCCGACAGTTGACTCCTGACAGTCCACTTGCCGTTCCATATCCGGTCAATGAGAATGGTGGAAATTTCTTACTCTTGCCAGAACGAGAGTATATCTTACCTTGCCACCATGAGTGATTGCCCGGATTCTGACCGCCGTCACCTGTTCTAGCTCCCATGTGTGCACTGACCAGAATTAAATCCCAGTCCATTTCTTCCATGCGCTTTAAGGATATATCTCCCGTAGCCTGAGCCACGCCAGTTCTGACAGAACGTGCAACTGCTGTTTCAATCGTGTCTTTTTTACCAGATGGATATGTGACTGTCACACCATCACTCACAACGTTATTAACTGCCTCTTTGATAGCTTGCGTATATCCAACTGCCCCAGTCATCACATGATTATATGCAAGGTCGCATTGCTCAATATAAAGCCTTTGAGCGGCACTTGCGGTTGTTCGCGTGAAGTTCTTCCACTCACCCATGGTTGCAAGCATATTTCGTTCCATGAGCCTTATCATAGCTGGGGATTGCTCAAGCGGCACAGGGTTTAATCCTGCTGCCTTATATACCTTGTCATCATAGTTCATTGCAGTGATTCCGGCATCTTCAAACGCTTCAAGAAGTTCCTGCTGTTCACGTTTGGTATATCTGGATATTTCTGCCAGAATGTCCTCTAGCAGTTCGCCGGATTCCTGTAGTGTTCTGATTCTCCACGCATCAGCATTGGTCAGAATATAATCTTCACCCCTGCCGATTCTTGCCATCATTCTCGATACGATCTCAGAGATGATATACTGATGTAGTTCTTCAGCTATCTGTTCACTGCCCTCTGTAATTTGCCGTAAATATTCTGGACTAAGTATAGCATATCACCTCTTTCAATAAATGTCGTGGTGCGTGTTTTGGTTTTTTACTGGTTAACTAAAGCCCTTTTAGTTAATTAGTTGATGATATTCTTCCTCCGTAAGTTTTCCCCGTTCCTTCGCCTGTTCCACCATTTTCCTCCACGTTTCCGGTGGATAAAACTTCTGAAGCTGTAGTAATATTTTGTACATCTGCATCCTCCTCTGGAATATATACATCAGCCATAGCGGCTACATACTGGGTTAAAAGTGCCTGTTTCTGGATTTCTTCATCATTTTTAGCAATAGCATATAAGTATTGTTCTTCCCTCGTTACGGGATCCGGTAAGTATGCCATATTATCATCTCCTTTATTTCATTTTTTCATATCTTACGCTCATATATGCCCCGGCATCATTATCTATGATGGTGGTGCCTTTGTAGGTATGGAGTTGCTTGTATGCGGCTAGCTGGTCGGCGGTGAGAGTGGTTTCGATTGGAGTAGCAACGATATAGTACATGGTCAATGGACTGCCATTTTCATGTTGCTCCATTATATATGCTGCGATGCTATCAGCATCATTTCCAAGTACGTCAATAATTGGCAGAAAGATATACATGTTATCACCGTCCGCATATCCGTGGATATCGTTAAGAGAGTAATTAGTATAGTATGTTCCATGAGAGAAAAAACCATTCAACCCTTTTTGTGAAATGTCTGCGTCATAGTTGCGAAAAACATGGTACTTTGTTTCTATCGAAAATCTCACAACATCTTTGATTTGTGAAATCCATTTAACACGTTCAGTTCCATTCAATACTTCTTTCGCAATTCTCTGCACATACACCCCACGACCAAAATCAATCTCATCACAGACCCACTTCTGGCCGTCTGTGTCTGTGTAATTGCCGCCAGAGGATACTGGAATACCAGGTAATCCGTTTGGTGTCGTGATGGACATGGATTGTGGTTCGTGGTATGGTTCGTAACTTGTAGTAACTGAACCCAGCTCTAATTGCAATTCCGAAAACGCAACATCACCATTTCCATTACTATATGTAATAACGAAATAATCTGTATTTGAAACAGGTGTTACTGTTAATGTACTTTTTCCTGTAAGTCCAGAAGTTACTGCTGAACCATTAATCCTATTTCGTTCTGAACCAATATAAATTAAATATACAGCAGTAGTATTTGTTCCAACTGTTAATTTAACACTAAGCGTTATTTTTTTTCCTACAAACTCACTCAACGATATTTTGATACTATTTAAAGTAACTGTTTTCGCTTTATATGTTCCATCGGACTGTTTAAACTGAGAATAGTATTCGTCTGCGTTAATAAGATTCTTCCCCTGCACCTCTATGCCAATCTTCCCATAACTGCCGGCACTCTCAATCTCCTGTGGATAATCGGGTGATGGGCTCGGAAGACCGCCTGTGTAAGGTTCCAAGGGCAACGGGGTGGAACCGGCGTTTAGCATGGCATTCTTAAGCATATCAACTGTAACATTGGCATAAAACGTAAGCCCTATATAGCAAGTATCCTCAAGCGTTGTATACGTACCATTGGTATTAGATGATTTTCTTGATAGCAATACTTTTTCAGAGGAATACTGCAATATAATGACTGCAATATTACTGAGTCCACTAATAGTATATGGACTATTACCCGTAACTTTGATGAGTTGAGAACTTGCATAGCCCTTATTAGATTGTAATGCTCCATCTATACCATACGCCATATCTGGCATTAAGTTATCATAATCCAACAACTGCGCTCCAGTAGTCGTTACCTGCTTACTCTTGCCATAGAGTTTCAGCCCCTTCAACGGCTCGCCGATAGCATTCTCGAGCGTCAGTGGCGGTTTGCCCGTAACATCCACATCCTCAAATCCACTTTTCTCAGCCCACGCCGCAAGATAATGCTCTTTTCTGGTTATTGGATGATCTGGAAGAGCAACGTCCATGTTTCCAGCAATATAAGCAAGGTATTTATCTATTCTCGTAACTGGCTCTGGTATATAACTCATAACTTACTCCTCTCCGAATAGTTTTGGCTCGTCTGGCTGAGCTTCTTTAACCATTGCTCTAACCTCATTACTCTTCTTCAAAAAAACCTCTCGTTTTTTTTTCCTCTTTGGCTTCTTGTGAAATTTTTTTTGCTTCCTCTTCGGTATATCCATAAAATTTCACCAAATAACGCCAAAATGCTACATGTCCG